AAGTCGTCGCATTCTTGCCGCCGAATCGCCCTCACTCCCCGTATTTGCTACGGCTTCGGGGATAAAAAAGCTTTTGTCCGTGATGTCCTCAATGAGCTTGTACCGGCGCAGAATTGCGATTGCGTTTGCAACGTCTTCCGAGTCTTCACCGATAGCAAAGGCGATTTCTTTTGCAAAGGTTTCATCATACCCATTATAGGAAATAACGCCGTCCGTGCGCAGGCTTGCAAGCTGCATCTTCAAATAAATTATGGTGAAGACCTCGCCGCCCGCGGCTTTCCGCAATCTCCGCATTTCCATAGAGTTGAAATACCCCTCTTTCAGCTTCAGCCACCAGAATTTTTTCTTGTCTTCTGCCATTCGCTTAAATCTCCATTTCTAAAATCTGGATTTGATAAATTATTTTTTCGGCTCTCCATGCGTTTCCCGTGGTCGTGGCTTTTCCTTTGGCGGTTTCCAACGCAAGGACGTTTTTATACGCTGTGCCGACGTCTGCGGTGGGCAGCTCTAATAGCTTTTCCTTTAGCCGTCTGATCCTGTCTTTCTTTTTTGCCCTTGTGATTTCCTCTCGATAGAGTTCCGCCGCGGCCCTCTCTCCGATGATTTTAGCAAATTTAATGTATTTTCCGGCTAATTCTATTTCTCTCATTTGTTACGCCCTTTCCACGGCATCCGCCGCGCATAGGATTTCTTTCGCTCTGTGCCGCATGGAGCGGACAAAACGCGCCTTTTCTTCCTCGTTCGCGGGGAGGTAATAGCCTGTTGCGTTATCGCTCAATATGGCCGCGCCCGCTCGTCTCTCGGCGGAGATCATAGCCCGGACGGTTCGACCGTCGAGGCCGGTTATTCCCTCCAAATCTCGGAGGGGAACGGCGTTAGCCTGCCCGTGGCTCAAAAGGTCAGTTATTTTCATTGGCAAGGAATCTTTCCAGCTCGTCAAGGTTGACAAGCGTATAAGTGTAGCTGCCGTTAACGGGCTTGATCGTGCCGTCTTTCACCCAGCGGCGCAAAAGTCGCTCGTTGATGTAGCTTCCGGGGTCTTGCGCCTTGATCTCAGCAACTGCTTTCGGAATAGTTCTAATTCGTACCATGATAAAGCTCCTTTCAGGTTAAAAATAAAAAGTGCCTATCGCTCACGCACTTTTACCATGCGTAAGTAATAGGCACAAAGGCACACGCAAAAAGGCAATTTCTCGCCTTAAAGCTTCTTCGTTCAATTTTTTTTATCATATCACAAAACGCGGGATTTTGCAAGAGTTATGCCCTATTTTTATGCAAAATAGTTTCGCTGATACAATCCGCCGTTTTGTGTCGCGCTTCGTCTATGGCGTGTGCGTATGTGTCAAGCGTCGTTGATACATCGGAATGCCCCAGCATCCCGGCCACGGTCAGCACATCCACGCCGTTTGAGAGCAAAACGGAAGCGGCGGAATGTCGGAACAAGTGCGGGTTAATATGGGGGAGGCCGTGCCGGTCACAAAATGCGGTCAATTTAAGGTTCACATTTCCGGGGTTCATCGGCTTTCCGTTCCATCTTGGAAATACCAGGTTGCTATCTTCCCAAAGATCGCCCAGCCGCAGCCGGTCTTTTGCCTGCTCCGCCCATAGCTTGCGCAAGAGGTCAATAGTTTCATCGGGGATGGCCACGCGGCGGCTGTTGTCGGTCTTTGTCGGCCCGCTCTGTATGCCTGTTTCGGGGAGATAAATCATGCTTTGATTTATCAGAACTTCCCGCCGCACAAAGTCCACCTTGTCCCATGTCAGCGCCAGGGCTTCCCCTCTGCGGCATCCCGTGGAAATAAAAAAGGTTATCAATGCGCGGAATGGCAGCGGCTCCCCCTCCAGGGCAGCAAGAACGGCTTTAAGCTGCTCCGGCTGTAAAGCCTTGCTTTCACGAACGCGCTTTTTCTTTGGCAGCGTTACACGCTTTGCAGGGTTATATTTGATAATCATTTCTTTGTAAGCTTGTTCAAGCACTGTGTAAATGATTGCGTGATAGTCTCTGATCGTTCCCGGGGATAGTGGTTTTTCGGCTCCCGTTAGGCTGAAAAGATCCTTTCGGCCTAAGTTCTTTTCGATTATGGCGGCGTTTTGGCGGCTGATTGGCTGATTTTTACATAGTCTGCGGATCAAATTCCCATAGACACCACACGACCGCGCAAAATCGTTGCAAGTTTTCCCCTCTGGTATAAGCTCTTTGAAGTCCACGGCGGGCAGCGCGTACACTTGCCATCGGCAGGCCCCAGGCTCGGAAAACTTCTTGTAAAGCTCGGTTAGTTGCTTCGGCCGGATTTCTTGAATGGGGATTTGCCCTATATACTCATTGATCCGCGCAGTTTGCCGCCGGACGCGGGCCAGCGTTTGCGGCTTGTCCCCGCGCTGCTCCCTTATGGTGTAGCAGTATGCGGCGTACTCGGCAAAGGTCTGTTTGTTATCTGCTTGAAAGCCGCTCATTAGGTCTTGTTCAAACTCTGTTGCCACGCGCTGCAATTCTCTGTTGAGTTCTCGCGCGGTCATGGGCTTGTCCGGCTTCCATGTCTTATAATGTCTGATTTGCCGGTCGAGGGCATCACGGCCCAGCGTGACCGTGATTTTATACGCCGTGCCGTGTTTCCCCTCTATCTTCCTAATGCTCGCCATTGTTTAAGCTCCTTTCCGCTCCTTGATGTTCATTACCCCCTCCCATTTGCATTTCTTGCAAAAGGTTGTGACGCCATTACAAACGGCATCGGGGGCCAGCTTGTGCAGCTTTTGGCCGCAGACCGGGCAACAATACCACAACTGCCCTTTTACCAATTTCACCACGCCGCCGCTCTCCTTTCTTGGCGCACATTTGGCGCACAACTTCGGCGAATAGGCGGGAACGGCTTGCAATTTTGGCGCACAATTCAAGGGTTAAACCCTCTCTTTCGCGTAAGTATTGCAACGGTTCGTTTTAATTGGCAAGAATATTGTACATTCACAGGGCAGTTATTACAACTCTCAATATTGCACAAAAATTATTGCCTTTTTTCCCCGTTCCCGCCTATTATGGCCGCTTTCTCGGTTTATTTGTTCTGCTTGCTATTTCTTGGCGCACATTTTTAGCGCACGAATGGCAGAAATTAAGGCTTTTTTGCCTCCGCTTCCTCCTCCGCTAACATTTTCTTAATCCTCGCTAGGACAAGTCCTGCTTGCTCCTCGTCGAGTGATAGGATTATACCGTAGGTGTGGATGCGTTCCATCATTTCACGCTCTGCCTTTGTCATCGCTCATGGCCTCCTTTCTCCCGGCCTCTGCGCCCAGACAATAGGCCACGTTTAGGGTTGTCCAGCGTCCGGCGTTGGTGTGCCGTTTCAAAATTTGCTCCTTATCCTTGAATGGGATAAAGCGGCCCTTCAATGCCTTTTTCACACGCTTTTCCCACGCCGTGGATGCTTTGGGGGCCTCTGGCTCCACTCCGTACTGGTGGACGATTGCCAGCACTTCCCCATGAACTTCAACGCCGTTAGCCGGATACTCCCCGCTACAATCGTAATCGTCCATGTAATAGGTCTTTATCTTGTTCCCGTGCCGATACAGACGCACAAAACGCCTCTTTTCATCGTCAGGAAGGCTCACAAGGCACACACGCCCGTTAATATCATCCGGGATTTTGCCCAGGATCACAATGTCGTCAGGGGAGGCCCACGCAAAGGATGGCCCGGCCGATCCCACGGTGTAAAAGTTTGCCGCATTGGTCAGCATCTTACCGAATTTCATAATTGCACTGTTTTTGCTCATTGTCATTTCCTCCTTGATTTCTTGGCGGGAGGCGGTATAGAGCCCCCCGTATATGTGCTATCTGGTAATGTGTTCTTTCTGCAACGGGGACAACAGCTTTTCGCCCCGCCATCCTCTCGCATATCTCGCGTAAAATCGCTTTCGAGGGATTCCGGCAATTTTAGACCATTCTTCCGCCGTTTTCGTTACACCGTTAATCTCAAATACTGGTATAATCGGAAAGCGCCGGTTTTGTGCCTGCTCCGCTCTGCTTGCCCATCGGCAATTATCCGGGCTATATCCCTTTTCATTGTCGATGCGGTCTATAGTCAAATGCTCGCGGTAGCCATTGGAATACGCCCATTCCTCAAAAGCGAGAAAGTCCGCCTCCCATTCCGGGCAAACCTTAATACCGCGTCCGCCGTAGTTCTGAAAACCGGTTGCGCTCGAATTGTTGCAGCGTTCTTTCATGTTTGCCCAAATCTTATATAAGCGTGTTCCGCTACGTGAATCTGACAAAAAAACACCTCCTGCAAAGTCATGGTTGACCTTTTGCGGGAGGTGTAGTAGAATATTTACACCACTCCCGCAAGGGTCTGGGCTATATCGGTTTACTGCTCTATCTTGGCGGACGGACAGTAAACCGATATTCTTATTTCTGCGCCAAAAGTAAATGTATTCCTCGTCGGATTGCTTCCGCCCGTGTGATACTATGGGCTTTGCAATATTCATCAAGTCTCTTTGATGTATCATCATCAATTCTAACTTTGATATCTGTTGACTTGGGATTTTCTGCTTTTGGCCGTCCTGTCCGTGGAGACACTTTATCACCTCACTTTTTGAGTTCCACAATGTTATTATAATATTCGAGTTCCAATAAGTCAAGCCTTTTTTCATATTTTATGCGATGCAGAACCGGCGGGCGGTGGTGGTCTTGGTGAACTGCTGCGCGAGGTCAGGCAGCGCCTTTTTCAGCGCGGCGGTGTCGATGCGGGAAGAAGTAACGGCCTTATAGGTAACTTTCCAATCCGTGCCGCTGATGGTGTCCACGCCCTCCGCGTCCATGTGGGTCTTGATGCTGTCCGTGATGCTCTCGATCTCTCCGGCCAGCTCGTCCGCCATACGGCGCAGCTCCCGCAGCTCCTTTATCTTGCTGTCCATTTCGTTGATGCTCATTTTCTGTACCTCCATTTTTTACTTGCAAGGGACACGGAGCCGGGGGCCTTAAACATCTATGCTCTTCGGCAATCTCAATCTCTCTTATCCGTTCCGGCTTTTATCTTGCGTTCTTGGTTCGGCTTTCGCTTACTTCGTCCGCCTTGCCGTGTCCCTTGCTATGGTCTTATTATAAACAGTTTCGTTTAAAATGTCAATACCTTTGTTTAAATATTTTTGTTTTTATTTTCTTCCTATCAATTGACAAATTAAATAAATTCGTTTATAATGTGCATATGAGAGGAGGCGAAATAATGGCAACGTCTGAACAGTTGAAAATTTTATGCGTTAAACTCAATATTAGTGTGTCAGAATTGGCGCGAAGATGTGGGAAAAGTCCGCAGGCATTTTCACAGAAGATGAAGCGAGAAGGCTTTACACCAGAAGAATTAAAGGATGTGGCTAACGCTGTCGGCTGCAAGTATGAAAGTTCCTTTGTATTACCCAGCGGGGAACGTATTACAGAATGATCTATGAGGTTGCGGGGAGGACATGTAAGGCCGCATTTGGTATTGCAGAAAGGCTGGTGATATAGTGGGTATAAAAGTCCCACAGTATAGATGGGCAAAAACCATAAAGGAACTTGACGGAAACAAATGTGCATTTTGCGGCTCAATTGAAAGGATAGAAGCCCAATATATTAGTGCAATTTGTATAATTGCTATCGTTATATTTATGTGGTATAATGCACAATATAAGGAGGTGGAAAAATGACCGTATCAAAGGCGCAGAAAGCAGCAACGGCAAAATATGAATCAAAAGTGTACGACAAGGTTCTCGTTCGACTGCCCCGTGGGAAAAAAAGCGAAATAGAAGCAGCGGCAAAGCCGAAGGGGCAGAGCGTAAACGGTTTCATAAGCGAGGCCATAGACGAAAAGTTGCAGCGGGACAACACAACCGAATAGCAAAGAGGCCGGGGCGATTTGCTCCGGCCTCTTTTTCACAGCGCAATTTTGCGCAGTCAGACAAAAAGATGGCGCTATCACGGTTTACTGTGTACGCCCATTTGACAATATATACAGGGTTTACCGTGCATTATTGTCTATTATTACACGGTTGACCGTGTTGTTATAATGTGCTATAATGCGGATAGTGGAAAAGCAGGCGTCGTGAAACGCGACACCAGCACACGCAAAAAGGAGGGAGTAAGTAAATGGCGGTATCAGACGCAAAGAAAAAGGCAACTGCAAAATGGGATAGTGAAAACATGGCTACGCTTGCTTGCAAGGTAAAAAAGGATCACGCCGACAAATTCAAGGCATATTGTTCGGAGATTGGCAAGACTTCCAACGCGGTCTTGCGGGAATGTGTTTTATCTTGCATTGGTGAAGCTATGGGAGAAAGCCCACAGCAGCCCGCAGGAGCGTCGCAAGGCGAGGGGGCTATCCTTACCCCTGCCGCACTTAAAACGGCGCAGGAGGCCGCACAGAGAGCCGGGGAGACGGTTCCTGCATTTGTTAGCCGTTCGGTTGAAACGCAGGCGCAACGCGACAAGGTTATGCAAGCAATGAGGACGAAAGAAAAAGCCCCGGATAAATCCGAGACTTGACAAGGGTTAGTATCCTGCTATAATGGAGATAGAAAAAGGGCGCTGCGACAAGCGGTTAGCCCGTCAGTAAATCAATTTCCAAATGGAAACCGTCACCGTGCCGGGTGGCGGTTTCTGCGTTTTACAATGATCGTAACCGTAAAAGGCCCGATATGTAGAGTAATTCGCATGGCGTCACCCCCTTTCGGGGTTTGTGACTAACCGCCTGCCGTTGTGCAGCGCCCCGCCCATAATGGGCTATCGACAGAATAACACAGGAGCCGTCAAAAAGCAAGACGGCTCCTGTGCTGTATATGGAGATTATGGCACTATTTACACACTCCCGCGCCCTGGTACTTTAGGGCGCTGCCTGCCGCTGTACTTCGGGCAGGGCTTCGCAAGGGGACAAAGGATAGGCAATCCCGCCGCCCTTGCTGCCTGCTGCCGGTCTTTCTCCGGCTGGTGGCCTTTGTATCACTGCCTCCGTTCAAAAGTTTTCGACAATCTCGCCGGAAAGCTGCTCCCACCACTTCCCCATGCTGATTGTGTGGGTAGGGGTGTCCCTGCGGTTCCTGGTCTGCCCGCTGCAATAGTCCGCAATCTTGGACAGATCATCCCATTCCCGCATAGTTCGGCTCTGCCCCTGGCCGCACACCTGGGCTAACTGGTACAGCGCCCCGCGGTCTTTCGCCCTGGTGCTGTCCATATCGTCAGCGGCCTCTTTTGCGTATTTTGCCACAAAGCGGAGCATGGTGGGGTTATCGTCGTACTTTTCCGCAAGGGAATAGAAATCATCGGCGGAGAGGATGCCGCTTTTCATCAGTTCCAGGCCGCTATGGTCAACCGCATCGGGGCTTGCAAGGTTCCCGCCGCGCACATCACGCTCCAGCGCGGCCCGCAGATCCGCCCTCAGCCCGTTAAACTTCGTCCAGATACGGGCATCCGCCTCCTTGAAGTCCATCTCTGCTTGCTGGTATCGCAATTCCGCCCGCTGGCGGGCCATAGCGCCGCCATTTCCGCGGGCCTCTTTCGCTGCCTGGAGTTTGTTCCACGCCTCCACATACTCCTGACGCGCCGCTTTGAACGAGGCATCAAGGTCTCTTGCATAGCTGTTGTATTTACTCATTTATACGATTTCCTTTCGATTACAAAATGTTCATGTGCTTTCTTTCTTAAATTCTTCGCAACCCACAGTCAGATCACAGCCGATAAGGTAAGGCGTGCCATCCCACCTATTAACAAAAACCGCGTGCTCGCAACCTTTACACACAATGCTTTTGCATTTCGCAAGACCACCATTTTCTGCAAGCTTTTGAGCATTTACAAGGAAGGCATTTTCTTCTTCAAGGTCACGAATTCTGCGCTTTAAATCGCCACGAGTTTGAAACATTATTTTGCTCCTTTCAATTCATTTCAGTCCAAATTTGGACAGTTTTCATAGCCGTTTCGGAATACGCTGTCGGCCTCATAGCTGACTTCAAAAAGCGGGGTATGGTAGCCGCTGCTGTCCTTTACAAGTTCGCGGTTTGCATCGTCCAGCGCAAGAAACGCCGGAATGATCTGCTTGTCCCATGTCTGCTTTTCAATGGCCTTGAAGCAATGCGGGCAAGTGCGGGCATAGTTCCCACTAATAGTGACACCTGATACGCCTGTGATGCTTCGCCCGTACACTTCCCATGTGCCGCCGCAATAGTGGCACTTGATACGCATATATCCCATGAATTTCTCCTTTCTCACGCTGAAACGCCGCGCCGGTAAATAAGCCGGTCGAGGGCATAAGCGCAGGCGTCTATGGTGTGGTTGTCCTTGTCGGGCAGTTCGGAAAGAAAGTTTCCGTCCTTGTCCGTGGCGTAGCTGTAATTTACAAATTCGCGGTATGCTTCGGGGGTTCGCTTCGGATCAATCACAATGCGCCGATGTTGCAGCCATTTCACACGGTAGCTCACGCATCCCGGCTCTTTGTGGCATGGGATGCACTTCAAGTCCTCCGCCTGCATATCCGCTATGGATTTCGGCTCCGCACAATCCGCCGTGATTAGCTGCTTTTCCTCGTATACGCCGCCCAATATTGGCGAATGATACTCACCCCCGCCGCGGTCATAGCGGCGCTTTTTGATTTCCTCCGCAAGCTGCTTATTCGACAAATGCCGCTTGTATATTTCGTCAACAAAAAAAACGGTGTCGCTCTTGCGGTCATAAGACACGCGGAGAAATGCGGCGGGATCGACCGCAAATCCAAAGTCTAAGCCTTGATAGAAATAGCCCATTTGCTCTATTTCCTCGTCGGTGATCTCCCGTATTTCCAAATTGGGAAAGACTTCGCCGCCCGCGCCGGTCGGTACGCCTAAATATTCGTGTTCATAGGCTTTCGGGTTTACATCGCGCAGCCGTTCAGCTTCATAAAGAAAGCTTTCGCCCAGCCAGTCCGGGGGGATCATGGTATAGTCTGTCAGCAGCGTAACGGCCTTTTCGTCCGGCTCCCGTATAAACACATTCGCCCAGTTGTTGGAGGAGAGCGGCGGGTTAAAGGTTCGGAACACGATAGCCCCCGGCCCCTGTCCTCTAAGTACCGATTGCATAACGTTTCGCGTGAAGTTCGGCCCGCGCAATTCGCTAAATTCTTCAAACCACACATAGCGGAACACGCCGCGCCTGGGCCTGATGCTTTTTAGCTTGCTTGCATCGTCCAGCCCTCGAAAAAGGATCTGTGCGCCGGTCGGGAGATAAGTATAGGACATGGGGGACACACGCCCGCGCCATAGATGGGAAACGCCCAGCGTATCAATGGCCCATGCGATTTGAGAAAAGACGCTATCCCGCATTGTTGCACCCACAAGGCGGAATACAATGCCGTTGCTCTGTCCCGTGGTATCTGCCATAATGCCGCTCACAATCTCCAAAGATGTAAAGGAGGACTTGCAGGAGCCGCGCCCGCCGGGGAGGTTGAATGTGGTGTGCTTCCCCTCTTTCAAATCGTCATGCCGCGGGAAATATACGGGGGCTATATGCTGCTTTACGTCTATGCTGTCAATAAGCGCCCGCGCCTCTCGCTGCTGCCGCTTGATCGCGCTGGTTGCCCTCACGCGGGCTTTCAGACGGTCATAATACATCTTCGCCGCCCTCCTCCAGCTCCTTCAAGACGTCGTTAAACTCGGTGAATTTCAAGCCGTAGTCGAGCAACGTCCGCGCCGCCGTAATGTGGTTCGCGCTTGTTTCTTCATCGTCTGCGACAATGGCCCCCAGCCGGTCTATTGCGGCGGTCAAGTTCTGTTGTAGCTGCCTCGTTGCTCTGTCCATGATCCCGGCGGCGGCGTGTTTATATGCTGCCGAAAATTCAGCGTCTTGCAGATACGCCCGCAAGGTACTTTCCCCAATTCCAGCGGCTTTTGCTGCCTCTGCCCTTGTACGGCACACAAGGAGGGCTTGCAGCGCTTTTTCTTTGCGTGGTGTCAATATATCACCCCTTTCAATCGGCGTTTTCTGCGGCTTTCTGGCGGTCATAGAGCCGCATAAAGTCCGCAAGGTTCATTGTCACGCGCCACGGCTCACGGCTGCGGCGATGGAACACAACAGGCATACCGTCACGAAAGCGCTTGCTGTCCGCCTCTGCTTGCTTCATCCACTCGGAAAGCCGGACTTGCTCGCGGCGTTTGACCTCGACATGGACACCGGGCAAGCCCACAAGGTCAGGCACTTCACCGAAGGACATAGACCCGCCGCGTTCCACGATGTAACCATACTCTCGAAGAATGGCGGCAAGTTCTCTTTCACCGTCTGCGCCTTTTCGCTGTGATGCTTTCCCGCTCGTGTCTTTCACCCCCTTTCAATAAAGTTCCTCGTAAAATCGGAGTTCCCTAATTCTTCCGCTGAAAAAGTGGTTGATGTTATAATCACAATGCCGGTACTTTGTTGCAAAGTGCCGGTCGATCATGGAAACGTACCCCGCCGGGGAAACATCCTCATAATAGCTGCCCTTGCTCTCTTGATTGATATAGGGCATATCCTGGCATATTCGCACGATCTGACTTGCTCGGATCGGCGGATGCGCCCGCCCCATGTGCTTTTCGTACTGCTCAAAGTAGTATTTGAACACGGTCAAGGCATCTTGCAGAGTATAGACGCTCGGCGGGTACACGCTCGCGGTTATCCTTGCGAATTTCTCAAAATCAAAGACCATTAGAAACGCTCCCTTATACAAAAAGAAGAAAAATTGAAAATATATAATATCGGCGGTGGTGCGCGCGCAGCGCACCCTTATACATGGTGTGGAATGACTTGTCATTCCCTTTTACTCTCTATCTCTTACTCTATCTCTTACTCTATCTCTTAGTCACTCTGTGACGCTTTGCCGTCACAATGTGACACCAGTGAATAAGCTCTTTAGCCGTCGCTGTCACTTTGTGACGCTTTGCGCTCTCGAAGTCGTCGCATTCTTGCCGCCGAATCGCCCTCACTCCCCGTATTTGCTACGGCTTCGGGGATAAAAAAGCTTTTGTCCGTGATGTCCTCAATGAGCTTGTACCGGCGCAGAATTGCGATTGC